ATGATCCCTGAGAACACCTTCCAGACGAAGATCCTCTTCGGCCTGAACCTCCTCGGAAAGCACGTCTACGGCGGCACCGTGAGCGCCGCGACGAAGGCGAAGCGCCGCAAGGCTGGCAAGGCCGCGAAGCTGGCCCGGAAGGCGGCACGCTAAATGGCTACCCGCGAGATCGAGATCTCTCAGCACTTCCTCGGCTTCCAGCCTTACGCCCTCGTCCAGATCGAGAGCGACGAGGCAGGAGGCGCCCAGCTTGACGCGGGCGGCTTCGACACGTCCGACCCCCAGGCTCTCCGCGTCCTGGCGAACGCTCTCAGGCGCTCCTCGAAGGCTCTCCGCAAGAGAGCCCGCCAGGAGGCCCGCGAGGCTCGCATGGCCCGCCGTGAACGCCGGAAGGGACACGCCTAATGGCCCGGCACCTGGCCCCGATCGGGAAGACGGTCTTCCGCGTCCTGGAGGAGCTCACGACGACGACCGAATCGGGCGAGAGTAAGCACTCTTACGGATACGGCCCCTACATGACGAAGGGCGCCGCGAAGAGCCAGCGGACCCGCCTCCAGCGCGAGCACGAGGACTATCGCCGGATGGGCTCCCAGAAGCTCACGCTCCAGACGGCGACGATCGACTGGAAGGACGTCGACGAATGAAGCCCCGGATCACGCCCCGCGACTTCCTGGGCGCGGCCGTCGTGAAGCTGGGCCTCGCCCTGGCTTCCCGCGAGTACCGCGAGCAATACGAGGATCTCCTCCGGCGCGGCTACCGGGCGCGAGCCCTGGCCCGCGTGAAGGAGCTCCTCCGCGAGAAGTAGGCCCGAAGAGCCCCCTCCCTTCCTGGGCGGGGGCTCTTTGCGTTGTGGCTTAGTATGGCCGCATGGCTATCGGACTGAAAATGGACCTTGAGTTTGCCCACCCTGAAGACCCGGACGAGGTCGCGACCTTCGCCGACCTGAAACGCTTCGTCAAGCGCGCCGAAGAGAGCGGGCTCGCTGACGATCATCCGATCCTCCCGGAGACGAACGAGCGCGGCGATATTACGGGCTTCTCCGTGTATCTCCCTGTCGACTTCTAGGACCTCTTCCGGCTGGGCGGCGTCGACCGTCCGGCCGGATCTTTGCTCGACTTGCGTAAGGCGTCTTTCGTCGCTTAGACTGTTTACACAAGCCAGGAACACCACGAAGGAGAAGAAAATGGCAACGATCGCAGAGCTCGAAGCAACCGTCGCGGAGAGGGAAGCCGCTTACTACGCCGCCGCTGAGAAGCTGGCCCCGCTCCGTACCGTCCAGGCGGAGCAGGAGTACATTCTGAACGCCCGCCGCGTCGCGGAGGCCCTTTGCGCCGAAGCTGGCGTCCTTATGAAGGGTCCGGCCGTGATCCAGCAGGCCCGCGAGTCCTTCGCGGAACTGAAGGAGCTCGCCCGCGAGGTTTACGACGAGGCCCTGAAGGAGCTCACGCGGGCGCGCGTCGCTCTCTGGCACGCCCAGGCCGCCGCTGAAGAGGCCGCGTAAGGCGCCTTCCATAAGCCCCTCCTCCGAAAGGAAGAGGGGCTTCTTCTTTGAGCAAAGCGAGGCCGGCTGGCCCTCTCCTCTTCTGTAATTGACCCCGATAGAGAGGCCGTCATGGCTACTACCGCAATGCTCGATCAAGTCCTCGGCCGCCTGGGCGAGGCGACGCCGGAGACGCAACCCTTCAGCGACCCGGATCTCGGCGCCGCCTTCGTCCAGGTCGCCCAGGGCATCCTCGCCTTCGTCCAGGCCGCCAGGAAGCCCGGAGGCCCCGGCTACGAAGAGGCCCGCGAGGGCTTGGTCGGCCTGGTCGCCTTCCTGCCGCCCGAAGAGGAGGACGGCCTCCCGAACATGATCCACAAAGTACAGATGGGACTCTGAACATGGCCGACGCAATGAAAGAAGCGCGCCTCCCGAAGTGGGCGCAAGCTGAGCTCCGCGACCTCCGGGTCCGCCTGGAGAACGCCGAAGAGGAGCGCGACGAGCTCCGCGAGGGCATCCTGGGCGAGCCTGGGACGGACACCGTCCTCGACCCTTACGGCTCCGCGCCGATCAACCTCCCGAAGGGCGGCACGATCGAGTTCCGGATCGGCTACGGCCAGGAGGACATCGTCCGCGCCCGCGTGACGGACGAGGGCCTGAACATAAACGGAAACGTTGGGATCGCCGTCCTTCCGAAGGCGACTAACGACGTCGTGATCGGAGTCCGGCGTGACTAAGTTCTCTGAGCTCCCGCCTGACGGCGTGATCCCGGCGAGCGACGTCGAGCGTCCGCCCTGCACGTGCATTACCGCCCCGATCTCCCGCTTCTTCCGCGTGATCGTCGTTTACTCGCCGTTCTGTAACGGCGACGCGAGGCATAAGGAGGCGGCGACTTGTGACTTCGAGCCGGTCTATTAGCGAGGGCCTGGAGCTCGTCGTCGCGAAGTATGACGGCGAGGACGGCCAGGCCGCCCGCCTCCTGGAGGACGCCCTGGCGCGGCTCTCCTGGCGTCTCCGGCACTCCGGTAAGACTTGCTCTAAGTGCCAGCTTGTGAAGCCGCTAGGCGCGTTTACACGCGATCGCCAGCGCGCCGACGGCCTCTCTCCCTGGTGCCGTTTATGCCACGCCCTGAGAAGGGCCGCGCGTTAACGACTCTGGCCCTCTCCTCCTATAGAGGGAAAGATAAAGCCCTTCACTCTTCAGTCCGCGAGCCCCTCTAAATGCTGGGGGCGGGCGAGGAGTGGAGGGCTTTTGTCTTTCCCTCGTGGGGAAGTAGCTCAATAGGTAGAGCCACGGCTTCCAAACCCGTGAGAGTTCCAGGTTCGAGTCCTGGCTTCCCCGCTACGTCCGCCCCCTCTGCTAATGAAACGGCAAGGGGCGGACCTTCAAGCCCCCTCCCTCGACGGAGTTCTGAGCCCCTGCCTCCTCCGTCACAGCCCCCAGGCTCGCCCTACACGCGACCCCCTGGGGGCTTCTTCGTATCCCCTGCCCCCTGCCCGCCGTCGACCTGGAAGGAGCCGCGCTATGGCCTGGGAATCCAGCGACCGGAAGGCGCGCCTCCCCGCTGACTGGAGCACGCGCCGCGTCCGTGTCCTTCGGCGTGACGGCTACAAGTGCCAGGCTCGCGACTCTCTCGGCGTCATGTGTGGTATGCCCGCCAATCAAGCGGATCATATCGAGCCCGGCGACGATCACTCCCTGGAGAATCTCCAGGCTTTGTGTCGCTGGCATCACGCGCGGAAGTCTTCCGCCGAAGGGGCCGCCGCCCGTCGACCTCGTGCTCGTATGCAACGCGAGCCGGAGGCTCACCCTGGGATGCTCTGACTCCGTCGAGCTCGCCTCGCCCCCTGGGGGAGGACCCTCCCCCGCCCCCCGCTCCTTCCCCGGAGAGGCATAGCGTCTCCCTGTGCGCGCGAGTCTGGGGCTTTTCACAAATAGCTAGGCCCCACGCCCGCCCAGGGCGCCCGGAGGCCCTCAACAAAGCCCCTGTGCTTTGTCACGAGCCCTCCAGGAGGTCCTCCCTTGCGCCCAGGCGACTTTATCCTCGAATCTCCGACGAGCCCCTGGGGCTCCGTCGTCGCCGCCGTCGGCGGAGGCCGCTATAACCACGTCCGCCTCGTCGTCGACGAGTCCGGCCGCTCCCTCTCCGCCGAATACGAAGGCGCCAACTGGGAGCCGGACACCTTCGAGGGCGACGTCGTCGTCTCGCCGCCGCTGACCGACGGCCAGCGCGCCCGGATCTCGAAGATCGCCCAGGAGCTCCACGGCACGCCCTACTCCCGGCGCGGCCTGGTCCTCGTCGGCCTCGCTCGTCTCGGCCTCCGGACTCCCTGGATCTCCCAGGAGCTCCGCTGGCCCGACTCCCTTATTTGCTCTCAGCTAGTCGATCTCGCCTGGCGTCGCGCGGGCTTCCACGCCTTCGACGACGGCCGCCAGCCCCAGGACGTCACTCCCGGCGACCTGGCGGACCTGGCCTTCCGGAACGGCTGGCCCGTTTACACGCTCTAGCCCCGGAAGGAGGCGCCGTTATGGCCGGTCGTGGCCCCGCCCCGAAAGAACAGCATCAGCGCGAGCGCGACACGCGCCGCCGCCAGTCCGACGTCGTCTCTGTCTCCCAGGACGGCGAGATCCGGGGGCCTGAGCTCGTCGGCCCCTTCAGCGACGAGACGCACGCCTGGTATCTCGACTGGCGCGTCTCGCCCCAGGCTTCCCTCTTCACTAACACCGACTGGCGCCGCCTCCTCCTCCTGGCGCCGATCGTCGACTCCTACTTCCGCAAGCCTTCCGCCGCCGCGCTCTCTGAGATCCGTCTCAACGAAGAGCGTCTCGGCGCGACCTACGTCGACCGCCTCCGGGCGAAGATTCGCGTCGAGAAGGAGAGCGCCCAGGAGGCCGAAGTCGTCCAGCTTCACGCCGTCACGTCCCGCGAGGACGTCATGGCCCGCATGAGAGGCGATAAGTGAGCAAGCTCGCCCCTGCCGTGACCGCCGAAGTGAGCGTCGAGCCCTTCCCGCTCGACGGCTCCGTGAAGACGCTCGGCTGGGGAGTAATCGCCTGGGCGGAGTCCAACCTCCTCCAGCCTGACGGCGATCAAGCGGGCGAGCCCTTCGTCTTCACGCGCGAGCAATGCAATTTCATCCTGTGGTGGTACGCCCTGGACGCTGGCGGGAAGTTTGAATACCGCCGTGGCGTCCTCCGCCGCGCTAAAGGCTGGGGGAAGTCGCCCTTCCTGGGCGCCCTGGCCCTCGCTGAGCTCTGCGGCCCCGTCCGCTTCTCCGGCTGGGACTCCTTCGGCGAGCCGATCGCGATCGCTCACCCTATGCCCTGGATCGTGATCGCGGGCGTCTCCGAAACTCAGACCGAAAACACGTTCGCCGCGATCCGCGCCATGTGCGAGGACTCCGTCCTGGTCGACGACCTGGGCCTGGACGTCGGCATGACCCGTATCCTCCTGCCTGGCGGCGGGAAGATCGTCCCGATCACCGCCTCCTCGTCTTCCCAGGAAGGCGCCCGTCCTTCGTTCGCGATTATGGACGAGACGCACCACTGGACGAAGTCCAACGGAGGCGCGAAGCTCGCGCGAGTCGTCCGCCGTAACCTGGCGAAGTCCCGCGACGGCGCCGCCCGCGTGATCGAGACGACGAACGCTCACGAGCCCGGCCAGGAGAGCGTCGCCGAAGCGAGCTATCTCGCCTGGCGTGCGATCGTCGAGGGCCGGACCCGCTCGAAGGGCATCCTTTACGACACGAGGCAGGCGCCGGACTCGATCGACCTGGCCGACGAGGCCGCCGTCCTGGCTGGCCTGAAGGCCGCCTACGGCGACGCCTCTTGGGTCGACCTGGAGCGCATCCTCTCCGAAGTGTACGACCCGGACACTCCGCCTGAAGAGGCGCGTCGCTTCTACCTGAATCAGATCGTCGCTGCCGCTGACTCCTGGATCGCTCCGCCCGAATGGATGAAGAATCGCCGGGACGACCTGGCCCCGCTCCGCCTCGGCGAGCCTGGCGCCAGGAAGAAGGGCGACGTCGTGACCCTGGGCTTCGACGGCTCGCTGACTGACGACTCGACCGCGCTCGTCGCGTGCCGGGTCGAGGACGGCGCCGTCTTCCTTCTCGGTATCTGGGAGAAGCCCGAAGGTCCTTCCGGCGTTGGCTGGGCGGTCCCGAAGGATCAAGTCCGCGACCTGGTCGACTTCGCCTTCTCGACCCTGGACGTCGTCGCCTTCTTTAGTGACGTCGCCTACTGGGAGACGGATATCGACGACTGGCGCGATAAGTACGGCGAGAAGCTCGTCGTCAAGGCGACCACTCGCCACGCGATCGGCTGGGATATGCGCGGGCATCAGATGGACACTGTCCGCGCCGTCGAGGTCACTCACCGCGCGATCACTGACGGCTCGCTTCCCTGGGGAGCTCACGAGCTCCTCGGCGGTCCTGGTCGCGGCAAGGTCCGCGCGGAGGAGGTCCTGACCCGTCACGTCCTGAACGCCCGCCGTCGTCCGAACCGCTGGGGCATCCACTTCGGTAAGGAGACGCGCGAGTCGCCGAAGAAGGTCGACGCCCTGGCCTCCCTGGTCCTCGCCCGCATGGCCCGCGCCCGCGTCCTCGCGGAGGGCGGTCTGAAGAAGCACCGGCGCGCCCCTGGCCGCCTTATGGGCTTCTAACCCCATCTATCCCCACTACGCCCGAAGGAGGGCCTCCTATGGCCGTAGACGCCGCCCTCGTCGAGCGACTCGACGGACAACTCGCCCAGGATCTCGAACCGACTAACGGCCGCCTGGGCAAGGTACGCCGCTACCTGAAGGGCGAGCACGACGACCCCTATATGCCGAAGGGCGCGAAGGAGGAGTACCGCCACCTCGCGAAGCGCGCGATCACAAACTGGACGCCGCTCCTTTCGGATACCTACTCGAAGGGCCTCTTCGTCGACGGCTACCGTCCGGCCCGCTCCGGCGACAATATGACCGCCTGGAACTACTGGCAGGAGAACAAGCTCGACGCCCGCCAGAGCATCGTCCACCGTGGCGCGCTCGACTACGGCACGAGCTATAACCTCATTCTGCCGGGAACGGTCCAGACCCGCCGTGTCCCTCTCATGAAGCCGCTGTCCCCGCTCCGCGCTACCGCCTGGTATCGCGACGTCGACGACGACTTCCCGGAGATCGGCCTCCGCCGCGTCGGGACGACGATCGACGGCGCCCGCCTGGTCGAGGTCTTCGACAAGACGAGCCGCTACACCTACGCCCTGCCGAAGGACTCCGGGAAATGGGTCCTCTCGAAGGTCGAGGATCACGGCCAGGGCGTGACGCCTTTCGTCCGCTTCCGTGACCGCCTGGACGACGAGAGCGTCGGGATCATCCGGCCGATTATCAACCTCCAGGACCGTGTAAACGAGGTTGTCTTCGCGACGCTGATCGCGCTCCAGTATGCGAGCTTCCGCCAGCGCTGGGCGACCGGCCTCGTCGTGCCGGAGGACGACGACGGTAATCCCGTCTCGCCCTTCGAGGCGGCGGTCGATCGCCTGTGGGTTAGCGACTCTGACGGAGCTAAGTTCGGCGACTTCGCCCAGACGGAGCTCTCCGGCCATATGTCGGCTTACGAGTCGACCGTCCGGACCCTGGCGGCCGTCTCCCAGGTAAGCCCGAACATTCTTACCGGCGACCTCGTGAACCTCTCCGCCGACGCCCTCGCCCAGATGGAGGCGAGCACTCAGCGGAAGATCTCGGAGTACGAGACGCTCTTCGGAGAGTCCTGGGAAATGTCCTTCCACCTGGCCGCCCAGGCGGCCGGAGATCCTTCCGCCGCTGACGCGGGCGCACAAGTCCGCTGGCGCGACACGGAGGCCCGCTCGCTGGCTTCCACCGTGGACGCGCTGGGCAAGATCGCCCAGATGCTCCAGGTTCCCGTCGAGGCCCTCTGGGAGAAGATCCCCGGAGTGACCGATACCGACGTGACCCGCTGGAAGGAGCTCCGCGACTCCGGCGACGTCCTGGGCGCCCTCGTCGGCGACTTCCAGCGTCAGACCGCCGCGATCGAGGCCCCGGCCACGAGCGAGGAGTAACGGATGGACGGCTTCCAGCTTGCGGACACTCACCGCCGCCAGCAGGTCCAGCTAACCGCTGACGTCCAGCGCCTCCTCGCGGAGGTTTACCGCCGAACGATCGACCCGTCCCGCCTAGACCAAACTTTCCCGGTCTACCTGGCCGCCGCCTCGCGCGTGCTCGGCCAGGGGCGGGCGGCGTCCGACGTCCTGGCTCGCCGCTACTACATGAAAGCGGCGACGGAGGCGGGCCTGGTGCCTGTCGGCCTGGACGCTCCGCCCGCTCCTATGAACCTGGAAGCGGTCGAGACGTCGCTCCGCGTGACTGGCCCGGTCCTCGTGAAGCAACAGGTCGCGAAGGGCGTCCCGCTGGAGTTTGCGAATCAGCTTGGGCTCGCGGCGACGATCGCGGCCGGTAAGCGGATCATGCTCGACGCCGGTCGCGAAATGCTGATCGAGGCGAGCCGACGAGATCCCAACGTCGACGCCTGGGCTCGCGTCTCTGACGGCTCGACGTGCGCCTTCTGCGCCATGCTCGTCTCGCGTGGCCCGGTCTACTCCGAAAAGACCGTCTCCTTCCGCTCGCATGACCGTTGCGGCTGTGGAGTCCGCCTCGTCTTCAAGGGCGAGAAGGACCGCGGATGGAGTAAGGACGCGGCGGCTCTCAATCGCCTTTGGAAAGGCACTGACGACCCGGAGCGGGAGGAGGGCTCGACGCTCACTCTCGCCGAATGGAGAGCGGTCCTGAAGGCCGCCCGGAAAGATCCGGACTCTCCTCTGAATAAGACCTCGACGGCGCCTCTCCGCGCCGTCGCGTGACCCCTATCCACCCTCTCGCCGGAGGCAGGTACTCCGGCGCGACCCGTCCCAGGAGGACGTTTACACAATGGCAGATACAGCCAAGGACGCAAGCCAGGAATCTACCGAAGAGCAGAAGCCAGCCGCTCCGCCCTGGGGCGCCGACTTCGACGCTGAACGGGCCTGGTCCCTCGTCCAGAATCTCCGCTCGGAGAAGGACTCTCTGAAGGGCGAGCTCGCGACCGCAAGGCAGAAGATCCAGGAGATCGAAGCCGGAGAGAGCGACGGCCTGAAGGAGCTCCGGACCCGCGCCGAAGCCGCTGAAGCGCGAGCGAAGAAGGCAGAGCACGAGCTCACCCTCTCGAAAGTGCTGAAGGACTTCCCGGCCCTGGAAGGCTTCGAGGATCTCCTGACTGGAGACGACGAAGCCGCGATCCGCTCGAAGGCCGAACGCCTGGCCGCTATCGGCAAGAAGCCCGAAGAGGGCGAGCCGAAGGACGGCGGCCAGGAAGAGCAGAAGACCGGCGACGATCCCGACGGCCAGGCGCCGGACGGAGAGCAGAAGTCCGGCCTCCCTGCAAAGCCCGAAGCTGATCTCAGCTTGACCCCCGGCCACGGCGGCGAAGAGAAGGTCGCTTTCGACCCCGCCGCTATCGCCCTGGCGGCTCGCCCCGCCTCCCTCTAA